ATCGTAAGCATTTATGGTAACTATAAATTTTTTCATGGATTTGTTATCTTACTTTCTAAATGAGGCGGAACTATGTCCGCCTCAAATATTTTAATTAGTGATTAAACACCTTCAACACCGAAGATACCTCTATAGTCAGAAACTCCAAAAGAGTATCTTTCTCTAGCTTTGTATCTTACGTTACCAGTATCAAAGTCACCTTCCATAGCCGTTTTAATAGGGCTTCTGTCAAAGTACTTCATACCATTTGGCACGTCAGTGATAATGTAAAACGCATCTGGGTCAGTTAAGAAATTGTTCACTCTATAACCTTGAGGAACCATTCCCATTGACGCAATAGCGTTAATGTCATTATCTGCAGTTCCAGTTCTACCTTGAGACTTCATAAGTCTTTCAGCATTAAACTGGTTTTCGCTAGGTACAATCATTTTAACACCTCTTGCAGCAATTTTCAGACCTCTTTCGTCTGTCATTGAAGCAATGTCGATTAAAGACTGCTCTAGTGATGTTTCATTTAAGTCAGCATTTACTGCTAAAGTATTAGCAACAGTTCCCGCAATTGTAGGGTGAGCTGTGTTAAATAAACTAACACCGTCACCTGAATTGAAGTTATTGTTAGCTGGTAAACCTTGAATTAAAGGTACCACTGACTTAACTTGTTTAGTGTTCGCCATAGATCTAGCAAGTGCTTTAGTATATCTAGACGCAAGTCTGTCATATAGGTTATCCTCAATCGCTTCTTCAGTGATTGCGAACGCTAATGCAACAGTCTCGTGAGTGTATCTAGCTGTAAAAGTTTCTTGTGCATTGTCGAAACTTACGCCAGAACCCTCAGGTTTAACTGAAGCATTTGCAAAACCTGATAACATAACTTCTTCTTCAAACGCTCTGTCTGAAGATTCCGTCGTATAGATTTCAGCATGCTGATTCTCATAACGTTTGTATTCCAGGCCGAATAAAGCATTCAAACCTGGCTCTAGTTCTTTAACTAGTTGTCCTCGTGATATCGCCATAGTTATCCTCCTTAGATACCTGCGGTTTGTTTCAAGAAGTGTTCGTTGATAGTAACTAGTAAGTTAGCATTAGCTGAACCTAGCTCATCATTATCAGGATTTCTTGATACACCGATTATTTTTAGTTGCGCAGCTCCCGCAGCCATTGTTCCAGAAATTTCTACCCCTGAAACAAAGTTTGGTGAACTACCGGCTGCATACACTATATCTGCACAATTACCAATATTGGTTTGAGCAGGTGTACCAGCACTTTGTATTTCAAATCTCTCATACGGGTCATCAGATACGAATCCAACAATATCAGTTGCAGTGTTGGATGCGTTTAAATGATTCGCATAAGTAGGTTTGCTTGTTGTTGCATCAGTAAAGAAAACACCATTAAGTGATCCCAATAACACATCAGCTGCAGCGGCCACAGTAATCGTCCCTGTGTTTGCCATCTCAACTGCGTCATTAAAATAAATCGCAGTTGCATTAGCAGCTATTGAGTATTCAGATAAACCTTGGCTGTCTCTATTCTGACCAACTTTTCCGACCGGTCTTAAACCGAACGCGCTATCTTTATTAGCCATAGTTGTGTCCTCCTTATAGACATTTTATTAGTTTATCCGGCGGTTAGGAATTGTTAAAAAATTAACTCTTCTTCGAGCCACCGAAAGTTACACGAGTCTGTCTATCAATATTGATAGGCATACTTGGGTGCTGTTCCTTCATAAGATCGTTATCTACTGCATCAACGTTATCTTCAGCCTGTTTTTTATAATAGTCTGCTCGTTGTTGCGCAATCTCTTCCGGTACCCTTGCTAGCACAAGGCCACCAACTCCGATCACTCCCTTATATTTACCATCATCCACAATTGGAAATTCTGAGTTTGGATATTCATCAGCTCTTACGAGCTCATATCCTGATCTAATTCTTCCAGAAACATTCTTAGTGTCGTGGAATCCCATAGATTCAACTCTTATCCATCTGTGCGTAAATCCTGTTGGTGCAGGGGGTGCATCTAAACTTGATGGTGGAG